AGGGAGTGCTTGCTCAAGTTAGCACGACTTTACCAGGGATCAACCAATACCACTGGCCACACACAGGAGGGGCAGTAGAGCGCAACAGTTTGTTTAATCAAACTGCGGCCCGTCTGCCACATGTGGATCCGACCAAAGAGAAGATTGTTGAAGCTATAGACAAGTTAGAAGGGTTTTATCCTAAGTCTAGAGAGCCTGCAGTCCTGAGTCTCATGGATAAACCGGAAGTGTTAGAAGAGTTAGTTGATCGTGTCTTGAACACGGTGAGGATGGATGCCAGTTCAGGTTATCCGCTCCTGCGAATGTCACCAAAGAAAGGTCCCTTGATTGAAGGGGTGCATCGTCTCATGCTGAGGTCTGCCGTTATGGCACGGCTGGCATTGTGGACTTCCACTCCTTTGACTAAGCTTACGTCTTTGTCTCCAATAGAGTTAGTGACTCGTGGGTTTGTAGATCCTGTTCGTTTCTTTGTCAAGATGGAACCACATACAGTGGAGAAACTAGGCAAGAGAGAGCTTTTAATCGCAAGTGTGTCAGTAATTGATGAAATAGTAGCTAGGCTGCTTATGAATCAACAGAACACCACGGAAATTGCGCACTGGTACGAAATTCCTTCCCGTCCAGGGATGGGTGCGACGGATGAGATGCACGGTAGATTTTGTGAATGGATTGATCAGCAGTATGTTGACGGAGATGAGTTAACCTCCTCGGACATGAGCGGTTGGGATATGTCAGTTAAACCCTGGCAGTTCTGGGCTGATGTCGAGCGGCGAGTCCGGCTTGTCAACTTCCGACCTGATCAGGATGCAGGAATGCGTCGCACTTTGTTTCACCACCTGTTGACTGTTCACCACCATTGTCTTCAGCACTCTTTGTTTGTGCTGAGCGATGGCAGTATGTATGAGCAGCTTGGTGGTGGCGTCATGAAGAGTGGATCGTATCCCACATCCTCCACCAACTCCTATCAGAGAGCCCACGTGGCAGTCTTGACAGGTTCGAACCCAAAGTGCGTAGTGGCCATGGGGGACGACTGTGTAGAGGATGCCAAGGACCCAGAGGCTAAGCGTCAGCTGTACAAGGAGTTGGGTTTCAAACTGAAGCAGTTCTACACCAGTGTTGATGGTGCTGGAATTGAGTTCTGTGCCCACACATTCTCTAGAAATGGCGATGTAGACAGAGAGCGTATTGAGAAATCTGCGTATTCTATGTTGAGTCAGAAGTATAGTCATGAGTTGTGGATGCAGTTTCAGTATGAATTTAGGCATTGTTCTGGATTGGAGTCTGCTGTTGGGGCCATTGCTGGGAGTGGATGGATCCCAGCAAATGTCGCGGCGGAAGCCCACGACGTTTGCCGGCAAGGAGCTGAAGGCTCGTGCCAAGGCGAAGTCGAAGCAGTCTAAGCAGCCCGCGGCATGTGCCAAACCTATGGCGGGGGGTAAATCCCGTCGACGCCGAAACCGTGGTGGAGGATCCCTTGGAGGATCAACTGCTGCTGCGTTTCCAAACAGCTCTATGAGCCGTG